GAGTAGGATAACTGTTGGGAACAACAGGATTACCAAGGGTATGAACCTTTTCACCTGGAGTCATACTCATCACATAGTTCCTATATTCATCTGTACCGATTTCATAAACTTCACGAACATCTCTCAACCAACTTTTAAACATCACCCCTTCTTCAGTGACGCAGATAATATAATTAGTGCCTTTCCTTATGATTTCACCAACCAATCCTGTGTTCAAATTTTCAACAAGAGAACCAACCTCATAGAGTCCATTGTTTTTATAGTTCCATCTCAGTCCTTCTTCGTCTAGTTCTGGTGCGATTCTCCATGCTTCAGTTTCTTCAGAAACTTTCATGGTTTTCTTAAGAGCACCAAATAGTCTCCTTCCAGTGTCAGATGGAGTTCCTGCAGGAAGTCCTGCTCTAAATTTATTATAATCATTCATAGCAACAGATGCTCTCATCAAAGAAGATGAACCAGCATCTTCAATTTCACTGTCTGGATCTTTTATCCCAGCTGAAATAACTTCAAGGTTATCAAATTCATATTGCTGACCCTCCATCTTATGTACAAGACCCTGGAATTCACCAAGTCTTTCTTGACCAACAACTATACCAATATCTCTATATCCATCTTCATACACCGATGCAAGAACATCAAATATAGTTCTCGCATCCTCATTATCTACAATGTAATCAGCATATCTAGGATACAACTCCTGCATATACTCAATTTTTGAAGTAGGATTCAATGGATTTGCCAAAGAATCACTTATTCTACTTGGATAGATTCTGAATTCAGACTTAGAACGATTTGCTCTAGCAAATCCTGCCTTCAATAATGCCTCATGATTTTTTGAAGGTGGATTAAATCTACCGAGAACAATAACAAGTCCTGCTCCAGTCTCTTCTTCTTCTGGTTGCTGCTGAACTTGATTTGCTTTTTGGTTTCCTTTAGACCTCTTTAATTCTTCACCAGGAATTCCGTCTTTTGATAGGGTATCACCCTTACCAAAAAACTTCAGTCTTCCCTTAACTGTTTTTGCTACAAAGTTTCCTTGCTGGTCATACCAATCACCATGACCATTTCCAGTTAGACCGCGATTCTTTGCTTCAGTTGATGCAAGGGTCTCAACTGCTTCTTGGAAAAAATTGGCAAAACTCTTCATTAATATGGATTCTCCTTATGTTTTATTTATGAGATTTTACTGGTGTCAATCCAATCTAGTCCTCTAGCAGCAGGACTTCCTTTTATTGGAATCGTACCAGCACGTTGAACTCCAAGTGCACGTCTAGTTCCAATTGCAGCAGATAAAGGCACCTGGACAACTAAACTGGTTCTTGGTTGAGATACCCTTTTAGTTTGTGTTTGATTATCACTGAAGAAATAATCCTTAATTTGCTTCGGTAATTGCTCCTTACTCCTAACCTGAACTCTCATTCCTCCTGGAGTAAACATCTTTAGGAATCCCTGCTGTCCTTTGATTTCCTGCCCCCGTTTGTCAATAATTTTAAATTGATCGGTTGCTCTCCTTTTTCTAATAATAAGATAAATCATTCCACCTCTTGCTAGTTCATCGACTGTCTTAAAGTCACAGTCATTGAAACGAAGATGATTTCCCACTTGCTGCTCTTCTCCCTTACCAGCACGAGAACCAGTATACATTACAGCATTAGAACTCCTTGGAGTTGTTGGATTATTACACAAAGCAGCACCATTACCACGTCCAACAATAAAATGAGATACTCTTTGAGTATTAAGACTTCCAGATGCAAATATTTCCTTTCTCATCTGAAGTGGGATTGGAACATAAACCTGAGGTAAAGTATCTCTTTGATAAGCATTAATCAAAGATTGTACCTGACCATTATTTCCCGCAGCTTTTGCTTGATTGACTTTCCTAACCAGAGTACTAAGTCTCTGTGCTTGAATTTGCTCTAACTTCTCTGCTACTTTCTCAGCAGCAACAGTCATCCATCTATTTAAAAGAGCATGTTCTTCACTAAAAGTTCTTAATCCCTGTCCACATAGGTTTCCTGGATTATACTCTTTCATTGAAATATAATATTCCTTTCCCCTTACATCCTTACACACCACATCGGGTGCATGTGTTTTTTCTCTAATTCTATTTCCAGACATATCTCTACCTTCGTTGAATCTCACTTCAACGATGTCTGGCATACCCATGTCAGAATCGGTAGTCAAACCAGGTCCCAGAGCTGCACCAAGGGTGTTATTAAATTGAATCCATACTGGTTTTGGATTCATTACACCTATTCTTGTTTGGCACTGTTTTACGAAATTTCTTTCTTGTGCAGATCGGGTTCCTGCCATCCCTTGATAATAAAAAGACTCTCTAATTATTTAGAGAGTCAAAAAAACTATGCTTCTACTTCCTGAGATACTAGAACTACATCGTCCTTATCTTTCAGTGCATCATCAGTGAGTGCATTATCAATTTTAGTAATTGCACTTCTAACATATTCAATTCTTTGTGGAGCATGAGAGAAACTATATTGTTTCTGCTCTCTTAGCAGAAGTTCCATTACTGCTGCTGCTTCGTGTACTTCTAATTCAATATTCATAGGTCTCCTTCTTTACGGTTTTCAGAATAGTGGACATCGAACTCACCACCAGGATAACGTGCAACCAGTTTGTCAACATTCATCTCCATGATTTCATCGAGAGAAGTACCAAGACCCATACATGCTTGAGCAACATACCACATGATATCACCAAGTTCACGTTTCAGGTGGAACAGGTTTTCTTCATTGACAGGTTTGCCTTGGAAGATAATCTTCTTGACCACCTCAGTAAACTCACCTGCCTCAGCACACATTCCTACAGAAGCAGTAAGCAGTCGCTCGGAACGAAAACCTTGACCTTCGAGTTCCTGTAGACGATAGATGAATGCTTCGTTGTCCTTCGACGGTTGCGACGTAACTGCATTGACAAATTCAACATATTTTTTTGTGTCAACTTTTTTTTCCATATTGTCTAATTGTTGTTGATAAAATTCTCTAGTCCAACCATCATTAAATGGTGAGTTTGCTTCGACTTGAAGTTGTAGTTTGTTCATCAATCGTGAAAATCAGGGATAAATGGTTCTAGTTCAGACTCGGGTAAACTCTTTTGATAATCCTGATGTTCAGGTTTCAACCACCATCCATCATGTGGGTCATCATTGATATGCTCATATTCTACAGTATCTTCACTAGTACTGTAACCATCAGCCATAACAATATTACTAGTTGGTAGTTCTTTGGGAACTTCCACATCAATAACTTGACCCATCAGGTGATTTGAACTTTTGACATAAGTTAGAAGATGTGGACGTGCTGCAACAATTCGTTGTGCATCACTTTCCCATCCACAATCACAATATTTTTTCCCAGTATCTCTCCAGATAACCGAGTACCAATCTTGTGGTATGTACTTATTCAAAACTTAAATCCCCCAAATTTGTCTTTCATTGACTTTTCTTCAGGATCATACTCCTCTTCTTGCCCCGAGTCAAGTATATCCGATTGAGCACTTTGTTCAACATCATATAGACGCATCTTTGCCCTATCAATACCAACAACAAACCGTTTATTCATTGTTGGGTCATTGTATCTGTTCTTCAACTGCTTCACCATAATCTGTCCCAACTGTTCCAGTTCTTCCGTGCTAATAAGGGCAAACATAAGATCAGCAGTAGCAGGGAGACCAAAGGATTCACTAGTATCAGTAAGGTCAACATCAGAGCTACCATAACCAGAACGAGTGGTCTGGGTGGCAGATACGATAGGGACCTCGGCTTCGACAGCCAATCCTCTAAGTTCCTCTGCAATCGACTTAACAAGAGTATAGGAATTAATATTGGCAGATCCCTTGTAACGTGACGAGGCACAAATATTGAGATAATCCACAAATATAATATCAGGTCTAAAAGACTTCTTAAGTGCAAGTTCATTAAGAAGTGCTCTAAAGTGTCCACTATGTGCAGATGCAGTTGGATATTCTTTAATAATCAAAGTCCCTTGACTTTTCTTACTGACATTATTTACTTTGCTTTCAAACATAACCTTGGGTAATGTTTGGATATCCTTAATATTGACATTCAGAAGATTTGCGTCAATACGTTCCGCAATCCTCTCCTCAGCCATCTCCATCGTAATGTAAAGAACATTTTTGCCCTGGAGTAAACAAGAACTGGCAACATGGCACATAAACAAAGACTTACCCACGCCAGTGCCTGCAAGAGCAATGTTGAGAGTTTTATTAGGAAGTCCACCCTTTGTGATTTTGTTGAAGTATTCCAAGTCGAAAGGAACAAGGTCCTCACGCTTGTGGTAGTACTCATACCTACTCTCAACGTCTCTGAAGTAGTCGTGTCCGACATTGTTGTCGAACGAGACTGCGAGTGCATCCGAGAGGATACTTGGGATTGCATCCCTGTTTTTCTTTTCATCATCACCATCGGCAATTTTGATGGACTCCATCAATGCCAAGTAAATAGCACGATCACGACACCACTTTTCAGTAGTATCTTCTAACCACTGCTGGTCAGCAGCAGTGTCATCAAGACTAGAAACATATTCACAAATGATACGATAAGTATCTTCTGTAATGTCTGTACGATTTTCTGCTTCAATGAGGAGAACTTCTTTTGTTGCTAGTTTCTCATACGCAGAAATAAATTTAGAAATTTCATCGAACACCACTTTTTCATGGAGGTTTTCAAAGTATTCACCTTTGATGAAAGGAAGAACCTTTCGGCAATAATCATTATTAAAGAGTAAGTTCCTTAAAATAGTTGTTTCGACTGTTTCCATTATCCTCCGTATGAGAATTCTTTTGCTGCTGCTTTATCCAGTTCAATCATCACTTCAGGAGTGAAGTATTTCTCTGGGTTCTCCATGATGGTTTTTCCATATTGAGTTGTACCATCTGGACATTGATATCGAGTTCCTTTCTTAGGGAATATCTCATACTTTTCTCCCAACTCAAGGAGACCATAATACTTATCTAATCCTCGTTCATCATAGAACAAACGAATTTCAACAGTTTTATTTTCTTTACTCAAACGAGACTTCTGAGTTTTTGCCTTAATGATATTACCAACAATTTCTGTACCATCCTTTTCTTTCTTCTTAGAAAGATAGATGATAGTTGATGCAGCATACTTAAGACCAGAACCACCACCCATTTCCTTTGTAGGAACATAAGCACCCACAACATCATATGTATGATTAGTTACGACCATGGGAATCTTTGCTTGTCCCAACTTCAAGGTTAGCATACGGAAAGCACCTTTGACCAGTTGGGATTTTGTCATATCCCTGACCTGCTTCTCATTAAGTGCGTCAGTAATCTCTTTCTCTGTAGAAAGCATACCCAAAGAGTCTAGCACAAACATACAGGGTTTGCGTTCTGCCTCAGGTGTCTTGAGATAGATGTCTACTGCCTTAAGTGCCTTGCTTCGGAACTCTTCGATAGTTACAACATTGACTACAACAGTTCTGTTTAAGTCAACACCCCTCGAAGACAGTAGTGTCTTATTAACGGCAGCTTCAGTATCAAAATAGAGACAATAACCATCAGGATTATTATCCAAGAAGTTTTGGACGACTGCAAGTGAGAAAAAAGTTTTTCCAGTGCTAGACTCCCCAGCAATGGCAGTAATCTTATTCCCAGATACACCACCAAATAAACTCCCTGAAACAAGTCCGTTAAAAATGTAAGAACCCGTGTCAACATAAGTCTCCGTATCATCAATGCTTGATGCTAGTTGTGTGTACTCTCCACCAATCTCTTTTACAATATCTTTTAAAAAATCCATTACAGTACAAAACCAAATTGTTCACGGGCAATTTTCTTGTAAGGACCACCAGGATTTTCCTCACGAATTTCTTTGATGGTCTTTAGTTTTTGATACAATGATGTGTCTCCACCCAATCGGAGGGCACCAACAATAGTAGCAAGTTCTTTATCGTTAATCGGAAGTTCCATTTAAGCAAAAAATGATTCTAAGGTTACTGTTCTTTCAACTTTCCATCCAATAGAGTCTAGGATGACTTTCATAGGGTCAAGGAATGCCTTGTTGAATTGTAGTTCATAGTCTATGTATTTGTCCAACCCCAGTTCTCTGGGGAAGTCCTGAATGTACGATATAACGTTCTCTCTGATTGGATTAGGAAGTTTCAAATAACAAAATTTGATTTTCTCTCCGTTATTGATGAGAGCATACTTCTTATCCAAATTCTTTTCTTTAATAAGGTGATTGTAAAGCAATGCACCTCTTACATGGATTGGTGTGCCCTTACCATAAATTGTTGCATGTGCTTTGTGTTTCACTACGTCAGATACAGTTCTTGGAAAAGAAATTTCCTCTGCATCTAGTTTATTGAAATCTATACGAGACTTTTCAATGTAATCAATGAGTTCATCTTCAGTCTTGTTCATCACAATTTTCAATGCATCCTTAATCATTGTGCGACAAGGTGCAGGTGTAGATGACTTAACTGCTTCAATACCCATGATTTTAAGTTTTGGTTCTGCATAAGCAACACCTTCACTATTCCATACGTTGAGGATATACCTCTTCTTAGCAGTCCAGATTCCACGGTCAGCAATATTCTCCCGTTTCATCTGCATCT